CAGTGCAAGAAGCATACTGGGCTTATCTAGACGACAAAGATATATCGTTTGCTTATAGTGGTTACACGACAGCGTTAGAATTTACATTTCCTAAAACCGAACTAGATATATTTAAGGGTCGCCACGTTAGTTATTGTGGCGAAGCTGAAATGAACACCGGGACAAGTACACAATATGACGGTTTTTTATTTTTTAGATTAGAAGCAGAAGTCCCGGCGACACAGACATCAACAATTATCGGAAGCGCCAAACACTTAACGACAGTTGGCTCATATCAAATAGTTTATTTTGATGGAAATCTAGCGTCAAATAGAGTCGGAAGCGGTGGAAGCATTGGAACAGTTGGCGGAAACTATAGAACATATAAAAAACTGTCTTACGATCCGAAAGGGGCGCAAGGGAGCGAACTAGTAACTAATGGAGCGTTTAACTCAGGCACAGCAAACTGGACAGTTGGCGCGGGCGGTCACTCATCTGGATATGGCAATTACTCAGTAACTAGTGACGCAACAAATAACGGATTTACATACCAGGCGATAACAACCGTAGTCGGTGAAAAATACCAAGTGACTGGCAACATTGTTAATGGTGTTGCGAACGGTGAAATTAGGATTACAACAGCACCAAATTTGGAAAGCGCATCGCAAGTAGCAAGTAGCACGGTCTATACCGGGTCGCAGGCGGTAGATTTTGAGTTTACAGCAACAAGCACAACAACCTATATTGTTTTACGCGCAGCAGGAACAGCAGCAGGTCAAAGTGTCGGTTTTGATAACATAGTTTGCAAACAGTATTTGCGAAGAACATACCTCGAAATAAGCACAACAGGCGGTGCGATTGTAAATACAAACGGAACAACAGCCGTCAACTTGTACTACCACCCATATAGCGGCGCATCATCTGGAACGTTCCAAGTTGTAGATAATTACACTCAAAAAACCCGAACAAAAGCATATACGAATAATTTTAGATTTCAGACAGATGCATACATTGGGTGGTTTAATGACGATATTAAACTGCGCCTAACTTGCCTAAATCAAATAGCATTTGGCAAAACAGTGACGCTAAATGATGTAAAAATTTTCATGGAGAGTAAAATAGTAGAATGATCGTAATCGGACATCAAAAACTAGAGAGCGAAGAAATCGTAGATGTTGTGTTTGAAGAACACGAAGATCGCGATGACGCGCAAGATGCGCTAGACAGACTGGTAGCTACAGAGGCAACCCTGACCGGGCTAGTTAATTATTTTTGGGCTATTAAACATGATACCGGTTATAAAATTATGGCAATTAAGCACAAAACACTGGCAGAGGAATAAACGATGGCAGCAGGACAACATGACATTATTATAGATAAAGGCGCGACCTTTAAGATGACGCTGACCGTTAAAGAGGGTGGCGCAGTCAAAAATTTAAGCAGTTATAGTATTCGCGGTAAATTAAAATCAAGTATGCAGATTACTGCAGGCAGCTTTGGTTTTGATTTTACAGATACTACAGCAGACAACAAAAACAACGGAACAATCCAAATGAAGCTCGCGCACAACGTGCAGAATGGACTTAATGGATATTTAGACCCAGGAACATATTTTTATGATGTCGAAATTTTTACTGGAAGCGAGGGATCAGAAACTGAAGTAACCCGGCTGATACAAGGCAAAGCCACAGTGCGCGATGAGGTTACAAGCTAATGAGCGTAACTGTAACTGAAAATGTTACAACCGTAGAAGCAACAACCGGGATAACGGTGACGGTTACAGAAAACATGACAAGCGTGTCGGTTGCTGACGGACAACCAACAGTTACAGTAAATCCGGTTAATACGCAAATTACTGCATCAAGCACATCTGCTAGCTTAGAAATCACTGCGCCACAAACAGAAATAAATGTAACGCAAAACACAATCGGAACAAGCGGTAGTCAAGTTATTGATGGTCAACTAAAGATAACAAAGCTGAAAAGACCATCTGCAAGTGGCGTTGATTACCCAGATTACAACACGCCACTATTGTACGTTACGACTAAAGACCGATCTAGCGGCAAGATGATTGTTATTAATGAAAGCGACAACCCTGTCATAGACTCAACTGGTGCTATTGGCATGAAACCTAATGCTAGTTTCGGTAGTCTGTTTATTGGTACATCAAACTGCGGTCTGCACTTCACTTCACAGCTAACAAATACTATTTTGCCTTGCAACGCTAGAGGTGACAGCAACGACAATACAATAAGTCTAGGTACACCAAGCAGAACCTTAAAAGATATTTATGCAACAGACACCACAATCAACACTTCTGATCGTAATAAAAAACAAGATATACAAGAATTGTCAGAAGCTGAAAGACAGGTAGCTACAGCTTGCAAAGGACTGATTAAAAAGTACAAGTGGCGAAGTGCGGTAGCAGAAAAAGGCGATCAAGCCCGGTGGCATTTTGGTATTATAGCGCAAGAATTAGAGCAGGCATTTATAAGCGAAAATTTAGACCCAGGGAACTATGGCGTTTTTGTCAAAGAAAGTGTCGAGGTAGACGGAATAACAGAGACGCACTACGCGGTGCGATATAACGAACTTTTAACTTTTATAATTACGGCATTATAAATATGGAATTTTCAAACGGTGAAGCAAAAATACCACTAAGCACCATAGTGCTTATAATTATCCAACTGGTAGCTATGGTGGGTTTTGCCACAAACCTCAGTGCAGACATTGACAAAACAGAGGCAGAAGTTGTCAGGCATGATACCCGGATAAGCAACATAGAAAACACGATGCAAACCCAACAAGTAACGCTAGCACGCATCGATGAAAACCTAAAACACATGATGCAGAAGATAGACGACATAGCAAAATGAAGCGCATATTTATACTGCTATTTTTTGCAAGCGCAGTGCAAGCAAACCAGCAAGATGGATCGCTGAATACCTACAACGGTGAAAATAGTACAGTATCATCAAACAACTCAACAAAAGATGACTCAGTAACAAACAACTACAACGGTGCAGGGTCATCAAGCGAAATGCCTGTCGGCAGCGCAATATCACCTAGCTATATGTCAAACGGTGTCGATACTTGCTTAAAAGGAACAGGCGGATCATTGCAGACAATGGGCGTAGGAATTAGTAGTGGCGGATACGCCCCAGACCCGGATTGTTCCCGGCGGCGCGATGCAAAACTACTTGCAGATTTAGGCATGAAAGTGGGCGCGATTTCACGAATGTGTCAATCAATACAAATCTTCCGGGCTATGTTATTATCAGGAACTCCATGTCCGATAGTTTACAACGGTCGACTTGTTGCAGGAAAAAAAGCGATTTTGATGTTTAAGCAAAAGCCAGAGTTATACATACCTGACTACGCAGAAGATCAAAAATGGTATAACGGAATTTTAAAAATTGGCGAGGTTGAAACAAATGAAAAAGTGGACTCTGATCTGCCTAGCGATATGTTCAGGCGCACAAAGCAACGAACTGCAGAATTTGATTGACGCATCGAGTCAAATTGTCGACCAGATGCAAAGAGGCGTGAAACTTGTAGGCGCAGGAACAGAATACGCATACACCGGAACCGGGCTAACAAATGGTCAGCTATCCGGGAGCGCTCACATATCTGAAGATATGGTGGCCAACTACAACCAATCGCTAACCGGGATGCAAAACTTTTTGCCTTATGGTTCGGTACAAAATGTACTTGAGGAAGAAGCGCAAACAGCGCTAGACCAGATGAATAATAGCGTTGATGAATTTACAACGGTGGTCGTTGATATGATGCAAGTTGTAGAAGTTGCTGAAAGAGCAGAAACTGCGATAACACCAGATGAGCAGGCAGAAGTTAAAGAATTTGTAACGCAAAATCAAGAGTCGCTAGTTATTACGCAAGAACAGGCAGATACATATAACCAGTCAATAGACGACATAGAAACACACGCAAATACAGCAAGCGCATATATTGCAGTAGCATCGAATGCAGAAGCTGTCGCATTTTTGCAACAAGGCGCAGAAAATAACAACACAACAGCAGAAATCGCAACCGTTAGCTATTCAGCTAATAACCAGTGGGTAAAAATGCAATGGGCTAACACAAACAACGCATCAGCCGTTTATTTAAACGGTCAGAGCTACGGTCTTGATTTATATGTAAGCGAAGCTGATGTGCTTTTAGCCGGGGCAAATTCTGAGTTATACGCCACAAGCCCGGTGGCAAACTACGAATGCTTTATGTATGGCGAGTGTTATGAGTATTGAAAACGCAGAACTTAAAATCGGTAGCCAAACTTTTAAGGGTGCTTGGATTGCGGTCGTGCTAGCACTTGGCTCAACAATTGGCGGTGGAGTCTGGACAGCAAGTAGCCTGTACTCTAGACTAGAAGCGGTAGAAGCAAAAACGATCCCGGATATAGCGCCAATGACAGAAGATATAAAACTTATAAAACAGCAACTGGTCGATAACGACATCAGCAAGCTACAATCTAAACTCGCAACGCTTGGCACAAAACTAGCGCAAATATCAGAGCAGCAAGAAAGACTGCTCGAGCTAAAAGCAGAGCTAAATAATTTAAGCAAAGAAACAGAAGCAATGAAAGCGACCGTAACTAAAGCAGAAATTATAGCTGACAGCATGAGCGATGTAGAAGAACGCCTAAAGATACTAAAGATCGAGGCAGACTCGCTCTGGGAAGCCGTCGATTATTTATCAAATCCATTGAGGTGATATATGTGGCAAACTTTAATAACGCCAATTGCTAATCTAGCAGGCGGATATTTAAAAAACAAAGCTGAAGAAAAAAAAGCAGTACATAAAGCTAAATTGACAATGATAAAAAACGATGCTGACTGGGAAGCAAAGATGGCTAGCGCTTCGAGCAACAGCTGGAAAGATGAATTTTTTACAATTTGCCTGTCGCTGCCCTTGTTTTTTATAGGATACGCGGTCGCGGTTGACGATCCACAGATTATAGAAAGAGTGCAGCAAGGATTTGCTACACTTAGCGAATTACCAGAATGGTATCAATATCTGCTATTTATAGCGGTAAGCGCTAGCTTTGGAATTAAAGGCGCAGACAAAATAATGAACTTGAGGAATAAATAATGAAAGAAATAAAAGCAAAGGCAAAGCCAAAGGCAAAGCCTGCTAAAAAATCATACTTTACCGAAAAAGAACTTCGATGCAAGCATACTGGCGAATATGGAATGGATGATGAATTTGTAGAATTGCTAAACAAAATTAGAAAAGAGTGCGATTTCCCACTTTTAATAACTAGCGGATATAGAAGTAAAACGCATCCATTAGAGCAACGCAAAAAGCTCCCAGGTACACATACGACAGGCAAGTGCGTAGACATTCGCGTCATGGGAGAAAAGGCGCTAAAACTAATACAGGTAGCGCAGGCTAATGGCATTAAAAGAATTGGTGTGGCGCAAAAAGGTGATGTGCGATTTATTCACATTGATGCCTGCACAATCGATGATTTTGATGATCGCGACACATTCCCTGAGTACGCAATCTGGTCTTACTAAGCAAAAAAAAGCCCCTATCACTAGGGGCAAAGATTGCTACTATACACACTATGAATAAATTAAATTGTTAATTTGTTGATCAAAACCTTCAAGATGCTGAAGTATTAATTTTAAAGTAAGAACGCTGTGCTTATCAAGCATCGTCTCACTCGCTAAAACTGCTTGCTCAACGCTGAAAGTCATATCAAGACAATCGTCCTGAATTTGCGCTAGCAAAGTGTACAAATCTTCAGGGCTATTAACATTCGGTAACACGACTAGCCCCCTTATAC